CTCCTTAACAAGACACGAGAAGAGTATGCACGTAAAGATGATGTAAAAGATGATGTGCATGAGTTGATGGATGCACTAAGAAGATTAGAAGATAAGTTAGACAAAGTATTGATGGGAAATAGATGATGGCTGAAGAAGAAAACACCACTACCACGAATGTTGATGAATATATGGGTCAGCAGGTCACTAACCCTCTTATGCCTGCCCAGGGACAATATATACCACAATCACAACAAATACAACCAGGTGAAGAAATATCTCCTGAAGCTTACGCACTTCAAGGAACTCCTGAAGTACCAATATCTCAAGCACAAACTGCCTTAGCAGCCGCACCAACAATATCTCCAGCGGCAACTGTAGAGCCTTCTTTAGTAGGGGCAACTACACCTGCAGCAGTTGCACAGACAGGTGAAGGGCTAACCAGAGAAGCACAGGCTGCACAGGTAACAGAACAAGAAAGAGCTAGGTCTCAAGCCCAAGCTCAACAGGGCACTGCCCAAGGATTAATAAGTCAAGCAGATACAGCTATGAGAGCCGTGACTGCCCCAGAAGTAGTTTCTGGTGCTGTTGCAGACACAGCTTTCTTAGGTGATACAACTGCAGCACAGTCAGACTTTGTAAGTAATATACAAGGTGCAACCATGGCTGTTACACCAGAGATGACTGTACAAGGTCAGTTATCTCGTATATCTCAACAATTTCAAGATGGTCAAGTGCCATCATGGGCTGCTGGAGTAGTTCGTACTGCTACTGCACAAATGGCTCAGCGAGGATTAGCCGCATCATCCATGGCAGGAGCTGCTATAACACAAGCCATACTTGAGGCTTCTGTACCAATAGCAACTGCCGATGCTCAAACATATTATCAAACTGCTGTAAAAATAATGGATAATCAACAGCAGGCTAACTTGACAAATACTCAAAATAATTTAAATGTGTCTTTGGCTAATACATCCAATAGACAACAAACTGCTCTTGCAAAGATGCAAGTTCAAGCCGCTTTAGCTGGACAAACACTCTCCAACCAACAACAAGCAAACATCCTCAACGCTGAAAAATTTGCTGAAGCAGCTAACTTAAACTTTAATCAAGAGCAACAACGTGTGTTTGCAAACTCTAAGGCTATAGAAACTATTAATCTACAGAACTTAAGCAACGCACAAGCAACTGGATTAGCTAACGCTGCGACTCTTGCACAGATGGACATGGCAAACCTAAACAACAGGCAACAGGCTATGGTGCTAAATGCACAAGGTTTCTTACAGATGGATATGTCCAATCTAACAAACGCACAACAGACTGAAGTTTTAAATCAACAAGCTAAAATGCAAACACTGTTATCAGACCAAGCCGCACAAAACGCTGCACAAAACTTCAATGCGACAAGTCAAAATCAAGTCAACCAGTTCTTTGAGACTTTGACTGCTGATATAAATAAATTAAACTCTACACAGTTCAATGCACAGCAACAGTTTAATGCAGGACAGGCAAATGCACTCAATCAGTTTCGTGCTACTATGCAAAACAGCAGAGACCAGTTCAATGTAAAGAATGCTGTAGAGATTGCACAGTCTAACGCCACCTGGCGTAGAAACGTAAACACAGCTAACACTGCGGCTATAAACGCAGCTAATCAACTTAATGCAGCTAATTACCTAAATATATCAAACACTGCACTTAATAATATATGGCAACAATATAGAGATGAAGCAGACTACGCATACACCTCTGCTGAAAACTCACAAGACAGAGCATTTAATTATGCCATGGCAATATTAGAAGCAGATGTAACTGCTGACTTGTATAATCAATACTTAGATGAGAAATCCTCTAACGCTATCGGTGGTTTTATATCTGCCTTAGGTATTGCAGCAATCAATAGAAGTTAGGAAAATCAAACATGATGAGTATTATAGCTCCGATAGCCACTAATTTGGTTATGCAAAAGTTTGGCAAAGGAAGTCAGTTACCACAGACACAATTAAAAGCACCGCCAGATGTTGATTTGTATAGAAAATTTGGTAGACCTCAAAGAAGAAGAGCAAGTTACTTTTCACAAAAATCAAGACCTGCACCTGTGGAAACACGAACATATGGACCTCAGAGCATATACAATTCTATATTAAAGAAACAGTTAGGTCTATTAACAAGTAGGACATAACAATGGACATTCAACTCAAAGACACTATGAAACTTCCTAGTGGTAAAGAACGCTCTTCGTTTGATACTGCTATTCCAGGACAATCTTTAACAAAAACTCCAGGCATATATCCGTGGGACAAACCTCCTATGTTAAATACTCCTGATGAAGTTATGGATTATTTCATGGACAAGTTTGAGCAAGATGATACAGCAGATAAATTATTAAGTTTAGTAGATGCACAAATACCTATATCAACTATTGTAGACTCTTTATTACTAGCAGGATTCTCAGAGGGACTTATGAATCCTGATGTTGCAATATTAACTGGTGAAGACTTGACTATGTTAATTATGCATTTAGCAGAACAAGCTGGTGTAGAATACACAGTTGTAAAAGACCAAAATTCTATGATTGATAAAGGGCTACAACAAATAGCAGAATTTAAAAAAGAAAAGACAGAGTTTGATGCTAATTCAATAAAAGGTTTTTCCGATAGAATGAAAGAAGATATGCCTGAAGAGCCACCGATGGAGAAACCTACAGGTCTAATGGCTAAACAAGGAGCAGAGTAATGGCAATAACACTAGGCGGAATTATGAGAGGAGCACTACCTGTATTACAACAGGCACTAGAAGCTCCTATGCAAGATGCTGTTGCAAGAATGGACAACATAGGTAAACTATATAATGCTAAAGCTGGTGACTTTCAAAAGAAACAAGCTGAGGCTTTATCAGATATAGATAAGATAAGAACTATTGCAAAATCATTTAGTGTTGATGAGGGTGTAGCAGAGCAGGCATATAAAATAAGTGGTAAGAGTGTAGATAAAGCAAGTAAAATAATAAACAATATGTTAACTGCATATGAAGGTAATATTCCTATAACAAAAGTTGACGTGAACACATTAGCTAATGAACTGCCACCAGAAGTCACTAAAATAGAAAATGTGGATATAGCTCCTAAAAATGCATCTAATGACTCTATATTTAATTCGTTTAAAAATTTATTTAAATTTTATTCTCCAGACCAAGTGGTCGAAATGTTTGCTCAAAGAAGTAATCTACCCGTTGACCAAGTAAGAAGAGTATTGTCAGGCACATTTGATATGCCAGAACTAAACGCCACTCAAAGAGCTACTCCAGAAGCTATGGCAAGAGGTATATCAGGACCTCCCTCAGGTGGTAGTCAGTTTCAACAAAGACTACAAAGTATGATGAATGTTGTACGTGCACAACCAGGCAATGTTAATAAGTCAGAAGCAGAAATACGAGCAATAGCAGAACAAGCACTCCTCAATCCACCACAAAAGGGTGCACAAGGAGAGTTTGGCACGATTATATATGGTGAAGGTGGACCTAAATTTCAAACTATAGATAGATTTGTAGGGGGTAAAATAGGTGCTCCTAGTAAAGAAATAGAGGAGAATAATAAAGAGATAATTCAGACTAACTATGGAAATTTTCAAAGAGTTGCATCTTTAAGAAAAATATTAGCTAAATACCCAGATGCTTTTAATATATTAGGTCAGTTTAGAAGAAGAGCAAGTGACTTTTTTGATATGTTTGGGCAAAGAGGAATCGCTGCAGATTTGGGGGGAAAAGAACTACAAGATGCTCTACAAACTTCAATTGGATTTTTTAAAGGTGCAAAAGATGCTATATTTAAAGACCCTAGAATATCTGACCAAGATAAAGCTTTAATTGAAAGATACATAGGTATTTTAGATGACCCATTTGTAGGAGAAACTCGTGCTTTAGCTGCTATAGCAGGACTAGAAAGACAATTTGCAGTTTCTATGGCTAACGCCTTTGCTATAAATTTTGGTGCAGGAAAAGAGGGCGGAATGAAAATTATAGAAACCACGGAGGATGGTGTACTAGATGTAAATAAAGAATCCGTAGCACAACTGGTATTTAGGCGATTAGCTGAAGCACAAGGATTGGATGTAACATCAACAGACCAAACAATGAAAATACGAGTTGCCCAAGCTATGATACTCGCTAAGTACTCCATAGGAGCTTTCCAAGCATCTATGGACCCTCGTTACCAGAGTTTTAAAGAATATAAATCAAAATATAAAAATCCTTTCTTAATAGAAATCGATGCTCCAAAAGCGAGAATATAATGCAAGAACAAGATGAATTAGAAAAGACTATACAAAGTCTTAATAAACAAGTTGGCAATCCTGTTTCAAGTGTGCCTCCAGCAAGCACAGTTACAACTCAAGAAAAACCTGATTTAGAACCTATGTTTAAAGAACCTTACATAGGACCTGTTGATATACCTTTTATTCCTGGTAAACCTCTTGAGATGAAAACTATGGATATAGATGCTCTCAGACGTAACGCAGAAAAACTTGATGCAGCTAGAACCTCACGTATATCTGACCTTGCTAGTGGCATGGGAAGCACTTTTGAGAAGAATAACCAAGAAGTATCTGATATGTTGGGGTTTGGTGGACAAGCTATAACAGGCTTCGCAGATAACAAAGAACAGTTTGAGAATGCGTTAAAAGAAAGAGTTGGTGCAGGTAACTATAAAGTTATTGAAGATAAAGACGCTTCTTTCTTCCAAGATAAATACTATGTAAGTCTAAGAAAATCAGATGGTAGTTTTACACCATTTACAAGTCCTACTCAAAATACATTAGATTACGTACAAAAATATTTTCCTATGTTAGGCTTTGAGGTATTAGGTGACTCAGCAGCAGTTGGTACATCTATACTAACCACAACTGCCTTAACAACCTTAGCATCTCTAGTTCCTGTTGTAGGAGCTGTAGCTGCACCTGTGGTTGCACTAGCAGGTCTAGGTTATATGTTGTACACAACTAATAAGGGTGTAGAACGAGGCAGACAGTTTATACAAGACCAATTAGGTTTGCGTGGTGAAGATGCTGAAGAATTTGGTAGTCTTGTAGAGAATATAAAGGAAATAGTCACTGACCCAAAAGCAGGACAAGCGTTCAAGCAATTAATGGGTAAAAAAGCTGACATAACAGACGAAGAGTTCAAACAGGAATTACGTGGCATATTTGGCACAGCTATAGCTTTCCCACTTGCTCTAGTGGATAAATTAAAAGGTTCATTAGCTAGGGTAAGAGAAAGAGCAACTATAGAGGATACTAATATTTATAAATCTGCTATTGAAGCAGAGGATTTTGCAGATAAAAAAGGTTTAGTTCCTACCATTCTCCCACAAAGAACTATGGATAAAAAAATATCCAGACTTGCATCATTAGCCGAGCAGACATCTGTAATTATACCAAAAGTTTTACGTTCTCAAATGCAAAGTGCTGTTAATTATTTAAAAGAACAAAGGAATAATATTGGTGGAGGTAACTTCTCACAATTTAGAGCAGCAATGTCAAGCATGGGCACAATGCTCAAAAACATACGAGAAGGTAAAACTGTTGTAGATTTTGAAGGACTTGGTACAAAACTAAACGAGTTAGAAGAATTATTCTTTGACTTACGCATGACTGAGTCTCGAGGTATGTACAAGAGCATATTCGATAAGATAGGTGGTAGCACTTATAACTTAGAAAGAATACGTGCACTAATTGTTGGTCGTGAAGCAAAAACAACCATACCTGTTAGTAAACAAAAGCCAGGCAGTCCTATAGAAGCTGGTAGCACTCCTGTGGTCACAGGTGAGCCTAAGGTCGATTCCATAGTAGCCGACCTAATGGAGCTAGGAGCTGTCAGTGGCAACACTCGTGTTTTAACAGCAAAAGGTGTTGAGAAGGCTGTCGCACGATTAAAGAAGAATCATCCTGAGTATGCTAAATACTTAGATACTAACGATATACAAATAAAAACTCCTGCACAGTTATTACATGGTTACGCTGTTTTACTCGGGCAAATGTCAAAGGGCGTCTTTGGCAGAGATGTAGGCACAGCCGCCAATCCTCAGTTAGCATCATTTACACAAGGACTGAGGACAGCACTACTGGACGAGATAGCTAATCCAATCATACCAAAAGGCAAACCTGCCATAACAGGCTTAAAAGAAGAAATAGATGCAGCTAATGCATTCTATAGACAAACCTTTGATGTCATAGAAACAGATGTACAACTACAAGCTAGAATAGGTGCTAAGACTGGGCAAGAGGGAACAACCATACCAGAAGCTATAGGTATATCCCCAGGCACAGCAGGACGAAAACAACCTGTACAAAAAACTTTGAGTAACATTGCTTTTCAAGAAGACTACATAATGAAGAACTTTAAAGGCAAGAATGTGCCTATAGGACCTATGACTAGAATAAAAGAAGCCTTTGCTGATGTCATCAGTAATAAAATAAAAGGTGCATCAGATGTTAGCCCAGTTAAAACTGATTCTGCCGCAGATGTAAAAAGATATATAGAATCTTATAGCCCACGTGAATTAAAAAGCTTAGGAATAGACAAAGCCTCTGTATTTAAAGACTTAGATATGATAGCCAAGTTAGAAAGCACACAAATGGCTGAGAGATTGGCTTTAGGCTCACGTATAAAAAATACAGAATTAAAAAATGTATTTGATAATATCGTCCAAGCCAGAGACCTAGACTTAACTAAGACAGTCGACACTATAATGGATATTATAGGTAAACTGCCTAAAGGACAACAAAAAACAGAAATAGCTAATGTCAGGGCAGGCTTATTAGATTATGTGTTTTCTAAACAAAGCGGAGTTTTCCAAGAGGTAACCAAAAAACAAAGTGCATATTCACAAATTGGTGATACAATAATTATGCCAGATAGGTTAGATGCAGTTATAACCAAGCTAGATGGTGCAGGTGTATTTCAAAAGATACTAACTGCAGAAGATAAAAAATTATTAAATGGCATGAAAAACTATGTAGGAGTCATACAAAATGCTGGTACTGATGCAGGTTCTGCTTTAGCAGGTGCACAGATTATTGGTAATATGTTTACCTTAGACCCAGGCAAGTTCATATCTGGTATGGCTAGATTAAGTGCCCAGGGAAGAATAGCAAAGTTATTTGCTAATAAAGCGTTCTCTGATGCAATGACTGGCATTGGTCCAACACAACCACAGTCTAAAAAGTTATTAAGATACTTCACAGGAGCAGGGGCTGTGGGTAACATTATTACACAGTTTGCGTTATTAGGTTCACAACGTAGTGGTGAGTCTGTTCAAACAGAAGAAATGTTAGACCCAGAACTTGATAAAACTATACAAAGTTTAAGAAAACAAACTGAATCTTTAAGGTAAAATAATGGCATATAAAGATTTAATAGATTACACTTACTTAGCAGGTGTGGGAGAACCCTCTCGTACAGAAGAAGACCTTGCTATTACTGAAGAAGACGTCAGAGGATTTGTCCAAAGACGTAAAGCCGCAGCAGAGAAACAAAAGAAAGCAGGTGCTCTCGGTCTTACCCAAACCATTATAGAAGAGCAACGAAGTCCAAGGTTGTCCTTAGATTATGGTGAAAAGTTACCAGTATTGCCTGGAGCTTACCGACAAGATACAACAGCTATAAAAGATAAGTTAATAGCTGAACAACTGGATATTGCTCAACAAATAGAAAATTATAAATCAGCTTTATCAGACACCCCTCCAACTGATTTAGGATTAATGAGTCCTAAAAACCTCATAAACACTTTAAATAGAACGAAGCCTGGTCCGATAGTGCCAGAAGGAATGACCTCTGGTTTTATTGCACGTCCTCCTGATAAGGCTACAGACCCTAAAGATTTACCATTTTTTAGTCTCACAGGACCTGCTGAGTTTGGTCCTACAGCAGGAGGTTTTCTACGTTTTCTTGGACCTGCACAATTCACAAACCCTTTTACTAAACCTAAAGGTGCATTAGGCTCAGGCTTTGGCTTTGGACTAAAAGGTATGAAAGGTTTAACTGGTGAAGAATATTTAACAAAAAGTATTTTAGCTAATATACAAAAGAACAGTGATGTGAGTGGTAAAGAAATACTTAGGCAAGCTTTATCACAAAAAGGTGTGACTGTTAAAGACAGGTTTGGAAAAGCCCCGACAGCCAAAAAGACTGAACTGGATGCTGTATTTGATGATGATGATGCCACACCTGTTACACCATCTGTCGAGGTTGATGAGCTAGTAAAGTTACCTGAGTTTGATACAAATTTACCCGATAATACTAAAGTAATAAAAGAGGCTCTTGCAAAAGGGAATCCAAATGATTTACCTATATTAAGAGTCAAAGACTTAAATATACCCGAAGAATTATCTAATTTAGAAATAACAGAGACAAAAAAAAGTCCCTTTTATAGTTCTAATGTTAAAGCTTATTTTAGCCAGTTTCCTGAAGGCAACGCTTTTAATTCTTCAGAAAAAGCTATGGAACTCCCATTTAAAATAACTTTTTCTGAAGAGGGAGTCGGATTGAAAGCTAAAGGTGTTACTTCTCCGTATAGTTATCAAAAGAAGTATCTTCATCCATCTGTTGTTGGAGACGAGGGAGGAGCACCTTTATACGGACATGTGAGAAGTTTACAATTAAAAGAATTAGCCCCAAACACTGTTCATCCTTTCACTGCAAATAATATTTATAAAGGTGAGAACGCAATACCTGACAGGTTACTAAGTGATAGAGTGTACACTAAACCATCTGTTTTAGCTGAATATAATATGTTAGACCCATCAAAAAGAGTGCCAGTGCAATTACCTGATACGTTTGATGAAAGTGGGACACTCAATAAATATGGAATAGAAGATGGAGATTTTATATTAGAGTATCCACAGAATGTTGAGGGCAGTTTTCAAAAGAAAAAATTTATAGAATTATTAGTAAATTTTAAAATGAAGATGCAAGAGATGAACGCTATTCTACAGAACATTGCTGTTCCAAATTTAAAATTGCAGAGAGACCTTATGAACAGTCAAAACTTTAGTATTTTGACAAGAGGGGCTATCGAAGCAAATAGAATGAATATTGATGAAGTATTACAATATATAAAAAGTAATGCCAAGCAACCAAATGGAGATGTTACTGACACAATAAGGGATACGTATAACTCTATAATAGAATATGCGAAACGAGCTATTCATAACAGTTTTACTACTGGTAAAGGGTACGGTATGGACGAAAGGATATTTTTACCTGGGGTTTTTAAGACAAACAAGGATATAAGTCTTCGTATAAACTTCGGAGGTGCAACTAGGTATGGAATGGGAGAACCTATAACAGTTGACACTTTAGAAAATTTATTTAACACTTTTGCTAAGATTAAAGCTCAAGACTCTATTTTTAAAAGTAAAGATGCAAGATTAAGCACCACTAGAGTGAGACCAAAGATATCCGTGGGCGACCCATCTGGAAAATTTCAAGTGGCAGATGATTTAACAGGGAGAATAAATTTAGTTGATGAAGCTAATTTAATTTTAGAAAACACAGGAACAGCAAATAATTTGAGTAAATTAAGAGCATGGGAAAGCTTAGGGGGACCCGAGTTATATGATTTGTACAAAAAAAGTGCTCCCTCTGAGGCAACAGAAGTGACAAGTGCGGCACGTATGTTCCCTGTTGTGTTACGAGATAGATTGCAAGAAATAGAAAAAAACTGGGGGGAAGGGAGTTTAATAAAAAGACTCGGTGAAGAACAGTTTGATACATTTAAGCGTTCTAAGAGTAAAGGATTTGCTTCTCCAGAATCAATGTTGCAACATATGCGTATGACAACAACAAGAGAGGGGACTCTCTCCGCAGAAGAACAAATGGAGCAGTTTGAGCGTTACATGGATGCAGAAGAAGGAATAACTACTGGTGACGTTTATATAGACAATGTTGCAGATATGGCATTTGCAAACTTACAAAGACGCCCTGACAAATTAGTTGAATTAAGCACATTACATAACGTAAAACAAGCTCTTAAAGATGGATTTGATAAACTACAGTTTAATACTTTCACAACTATGGCTAAATTAGCAGGATGGGCTAATAAGTTAACTGACGATTATAATTATAAATTAGTTAATGAGTATACAAAAAGTCCTTTACAAAAAGAAACTGTATCTGCTTCTGATAAACATTTCTTCAATATATTAGCTGATGCTGACCCAAGAGAAATTGAAGGAACTATTGTAAGAGCAAGAGAAATTTTAACACCCTTTCAAGAATTTACTCAATTATTTACAATGAGAAATAATATAATGTTAGAAGACATAGTTCCTGCAGGTAGACAAGGAAATACGGAGGACATTGCAATACGGAACCCTAAATTGTTTAAAACTAAAGATTTAAATAAACTTTATAAGTTTTGGGAAGAGTATAATGAGAAATTTGATTTAGACAGACTGGTGCACAAGTTTCTTGTAGATGATGTTAAAAATAATAATTCTAAAATAGTTAACAACATATTGACTAATATGGACGACTTCGCACTGCAAGGAATGGGATTTAAAGATACGATAGGTAGTGACAGGGACGGCATGACCAAATCAAGTGAATTAGTGGAACTTTTTAGTGACAAAACATCAAAAGATATCGTTAATTCATACAAAAAGAATACTAAAAAGGGTGTTTTAACAAAAGTAAAAGAATTAGCGACTCGTGTTGGTGCGGTAGTAGAGGAAACAGAAGACGTAAAAGTAAAAATTTTAAGTCGATTAAATGTTATACAACATTTTAAACCTCCTTTAGGACAGAGCATCTTTAGTTTTCACAAAAAACGTGCCAACAATCCATTTTATTTAAAATATGGTAAGCCAACAGATGAAAAACTAGCAGAGGTCATTGCAAAGATACCTAAAAGTGAAACTGAAAATACACCTAAAAACTTAGGATTTTCTTTACAGTATGGTAAATATAAAATGAAAGCTTTAGAAAGTTTAGGTTTGAATCCTAAAGTAATTACACCTAGTGAAGAAAATGGGTTAACTTTTATAGAAATAGAGTTCCCAAAAAATACTTCAGGCAAAGAAGAATTATTAGAAAAATTAGAACAAGCACAAATAGATTTGTATTCTAAATATATGCCTATGCCTAATTTTAATGAAGTGAGCGAAGAAGAAATCAACGATAGCACTTAACCTTCGTTAATCACTTCCATAGCACTTAACTTATCTTCTATTTTACTAGCTTGTAAACGAAGCTGCTCTGCAACTCTCGTCAAGAACTCTTTACTGCTACCACTAATCCTCACATCATTTTTCCTCAACACTGCTACTGTGTGACTATCTATAAGTGTCTTTAGGACATCATCCCAAGTGTATTCACTAAAGGAAGGGTCTTCGTGCTCAGGTGCTATTACAACACCTATACCATTTAAGGTTAACGAAAGCTCTAAGTCTAAGTCATTTATAAGTTCAATTCTTTTTATCGACATCTTTTATTTTTCTTCCTTTAAAGAATACTATTAAGTTAATTATAGTGTTAATTGTCACTGCTATTAGAAGCCATAGTTGCCACAGCTCTATCGTCATACTTTTCCTTTGATGGAAGTTTCTCCCATTCTTTTATATTCATTCTAAACCTAACCAGTGCACTTCTGTTGTTGTCACTAACTAAGTCTCCTTGTGATATTCTTGCCCACTTTCTGCCCTCCACAACGTACACTAAATGTGTGCCACATATAGGAAAACGTGAATCAAAAAATCTAGCCCTATACCTCTGTGCGTTTTTCCATACTGGGCTTTGAGGTTTCTCTATCTTCGCCATTCTTGTTCCTTTCTCTGAATGCCTTAATTACGTCCGATGAAAATAATTTTTGTATATTAAGTAAATACATCGTCGATGCATTGTGGTCGCCCCCTTTTACTGTTCTAGTGTAGTCAAGAGAGTCAATAATACTGCGTAAAACATCAGTCCGAAAAACAAGTGTTGCATAGGTTTCATCCCCAATACATAGGTTATGAAACCAATAATCTGATTCTGTTGCTTTGATTCCCGAAGGTTTACCATAACTTTCATACTCCACTGCTATATTGCCAGTTCGTTGCCACATATCTCTTTCAGATTTAACTTCAATCTTTTTATTCTGAAGCATGTCTGCAACTTGTTTTTCTCGGACCTCTCCGTAGTTTAAATCAATGTCAAACTTCTTTCGGTCCTTTACTGACGGCTTCACTTCTTTTTGCTTTCAGTAGTTTCCTCTGGCTGTTTTCTTTCTAAATACTTAAGTATCATGGATAGTCGTGCATCATATTTATCAATCTGCTCTATCTCTTTATCCATAGCCTCTATGATATCTGAGTGCTCTCCGATACCTGTTGACCTGCTTAAATATATTTCTACATTCGCAATATGCTTATTTATGTGTCCTACATAATAAGATTTAAGTGCTCCTAGTAACATTTCTCTCACTTTTGTTTCTCCTTAGATTTTTAAAGTAACTATGATTAAATCCTCTCAACCATTCTTTCCCTCTAAAAGAAGAGGGATTAAATGGGTTCGTGGACTCATGTATAATACGTCTAGTCTTCTTCGTCCTATAAAAGTCTCGTTGTCCTTGTATATAGAATCTGTCAACAATAGCCATATTTTAACCTATATCCACCACTTCACAGCTATCTGCTGTACAAGCTAGTGTTTGATTACCTACAGTATTATCTTCTTGTTCATAATCAGCAAGCTTTGACCAATCAATAAACTCAGGCATCTTAGCTAAAAACTCCTTATAATGTTCTTCTGTACAATCCTGATAAGGGGCTTGTTCATACACCATATCACTTCTTGGTAAGAAAGACAAGCCTGAAGCTATATCAAAGTTCTTATATATCCAAGAACCAGTCTCTAACCATTCATCTTTACCAACAGATATAGTTACAGATGGCTTATGCTCACACCAACTGGAAGCATAAACTTTCCAAAACTCTAGTTGCTCTATAGCTGACATATCATCTCTAGTCACACACATATCAGGTGCTTTGATAGGAAAGCTAAATACAGCATTGCTTTGACTCCATCCATCAGTTTCCCATGGTATGTTTTGGTCCATCATAAATTGTGTGAGTGGGTCTTTTTTATCACCACGAACAGTTCTTATATAATACTGACTATGTCTTGCATGGATACCTGACGCAGAATCTGTGAGTTGTGAAACTGTGCCTGATGGTTTTACACAAGTAATCGCAGTAGATTGTGGTATGCCCATAGCTTCAGCAAACTCTTTATTAGTATCAACGGCTACTTCTTTTAATAACTGCAGAACATAATTTAAATCTGTCTTATCATCTTTGCCATTAGTAATAGCATTATCCATAATGCCTGTCATGGACACACCTAGCAACCTCTCCTCAGACGTGTTAGTATGCCATATCTTACGTAAGTATGGAAAGTGAGTTAAGGTAGACTGAAACGTACCTATTATAGTAGCTACACGAACTTTCTTTTTCAAGTCCTCAACAGTGTCACTGCCACGGACAATTATCTCAGACAGATTACAGAACTGATATGGACGCAGTATAATCTCACTACATGGATTAGTACCGAAGTCATACTCAGGGTTTCTTCTACCATTCTCAGCCGCCTTATTCTTAGCCGCCCCACGATAAAACATACCTCTTTCTCCAGTACCAGACTCAGCTAGTGAAAGCCACTCTCTCATAAATGTATATGGGTCAGGCTTGTCTGTGTAAGCCACTGAATTATTTGACATTTGTCGTTGTGGCTCAGTTTTGTAAAACTCTCCAGTCTTTGCATGTCGCATTCTATCGTCAGATAAATTAGATAAACTTATCATAGCAGAACGTCTTACACCACCAGAGACAACTACTTCTCCTACTTTACACATTAGGTCATGACACTCTAAGCTAGATAACTTTCTACCTTTTGCTTCTTTAAACACTTTTACTGTGAATCTAAACAAATTGTCCAAAGGTGTTGGTCCTGATGCCCTACCACCAAATATTTTTAGTTTAGCACCTGCAGGTCTAACAAGAGACAAATCCCACTTAGGTATTTCTCCTGCCCACAGTAAAGCCAATAGCTTACGGAAAGCTTTTGCCCATCCCTCTTTACTGTCTTTGACAATAATAGTTTCTTCTGTATCAAACAATAATCCAGGAACTTCAGGCAACTTACTTATGCAATCTCGCTCCACAGAGAAGCCAACACCAGTGCCACACATAAGTATATACATAGCTTCATCAAATGCTTTTGGGTCATCTACTGGCAAATAAGAACAGTTATATCCTGCAGTGTTATCTCTATCTAAAGCCTTGCCTGCAGTCATCATAGCTCTCATGGACGGCATAACTTCAGAATGAAGTATAGCTTCATGTAATTCTTCTTTAACACTGTCAGGTATGGTATAACTATGTTTTTTCAAAAGATGCGAACTCATAAAGTTTACATATCTGCCCACAGTCTCATGCCATTCCTCTCTTCTGTTTTCATCATCAAGCCATCTTGCATACCTAGACTTGTGAATAAATTGTTGATAATACGTTGGTAAAATTACGTTACTTTTCATCTTAATACCCTTATAGTTACATCTTTTGTTTGCAACCCAACTATTTCATGTAGTAGGTCACCAATCATATCTTCCAATATAAATGGAAGCTCCTCTTTGTCAAGTGTGAACTCTTCCGAATCCACTTCAGCAGACACTCTAATCGTTATTTTCGACTTCCTCATCTTGCACCACACTAATCAAGCGAGATAAATACCACTCGGCTTTCTGCAAGTCCTGCAAAGGCTTGCCTTTGTATTTGTATCTCCACAAATACTTCATAATATTTCCTTGTAAGTAACTCTTAAATTCAGTGCCCGTAGCAGCTTGTATGGCATCAATACACTCTATACCAAAATCATTGTAATGAGCAGGACTATTTACCATATCTTCCAACTCTACATTGTCAGACTGTTCTTGTGCTTGTTTAATCCTCATCTTCATGTACTCCATGTGTCTCAATGTATTGTTACTCTTCCTATTTCTTCGTCTATACTTTGACGTCCATCCTCTAATACTTGGTCCGTATCTCTTATAGCAGTGTGAACCATACCTCTTGTGAGTAAAGCATAGAACATAGTATCTTCTTCTGTCAATAAATTTTTATCGTGACTATGATAAATCTCTACATCAAAACCTTTGTCTAAGTGTCTGATTATAATAGCAGAATCACCTCTGTTTAAATTTATTTTACTCATGATTTTTTCCTCAAAAAAACTGACGGCTTTCTCTTTGCAGTTTCGAAGGTAGCTACTGTTAACACAACTGCACTTATCAGGAATATATGAGCAACAGCAGTTATACCAAATACCCACATACTTCCAAAATACATAGAGAAAATTATACACCACATCCATGCTAACACTTGCATAACCATATGCCTTGTGTTTAAGTCAGGTATGTGACGTAAAGGATTACGTTCATGGTTCATAACAGATTGCCATGTATCGTGTACTATTTTAGTCATTTTTTGTTACCACTTCCATAAAATGTTCAGCATCAACTATAGCTAAAGGTTTTTTTCTGTTCATCTTTATAATTAATAATGGTTCACCCTTGTAATTGTGAGTCTCAGCTTGTTCATAATAATTATAAATTGTAGTCATTCTCTCTGTATTTTTACACTCGATGTTGTAAGGGAATTGTTTATAGGCAACTGTAGATAACTGGACATCAACTCCGTTGACTCCCATAGGAGTAGACTTGATGTCCAACTCAGTTACTCTTTTAAGTAGACTTAGTAGTTTTTCTGCTACCCATGTCTGTAGCTTTCTTCCCTTTGCTTTTGCTGACCTTGGCGACATCCTCTTCTTCTTCAATACGGATTTCTGTGATGTTAGCCGCTGGGATGGTAACTTTCTGACCTTTCGTTTCGAGGGTCGGGAAAGGGACTTGGCTGTTGAGTTCTTCGATAAAGGCATCTGCTCTCTCTCTACTTATCTTAAATATTTTTGCAATAGGAGAGCCGTCAGTGCCTTTATACTGAATCGTCAGTGTTACGCCACTCTTCGGTGATATGGGTGTACCAAATCCACTTGGGGTTTCTTCCTTTGCTTGGTAATTGTCTTTTGAACTCGAGGTTTTTCCAACATCTTGTCTTGTAGGGACAATAACTGCACTCAATCCCCAAGGTCCTATTACCTGTAGGTTTTTTATAAAAGACTTCCTCGACATCGGTGAAACACCGTCGAAAAGCCTTTCGCTTAGATATCGATTTATAAGTGTGTTGTATCTTATCATAAACGTCCTCTCTTTCTTGTTTAGTATCTTTTGCTTCTGCAATAGTTATTTCCCCAGTTGACTTATTGAGAGCAATCCAGCCTTTGAATGGCTTATCACTAGCCATACCATAGCCATGTCCTTGTGTCACATAACCAAAAGCATCGGACTCTTTTATTCTTTCATAAGCATCATCAGGCTTAAATTTATTCTCAAAAGCAAATGGGGATGCAGTTTTTATATCGTAAATTCCATCGTCTAATTCAATATCAAATTCACCTTCTATTGAACTTTTTTTATTTAAAGGTAATTTTACTTTACCATGTTTATTTTTTATTTCTATTCCTGATGCTTGTATCACTGCAATAATCAAAGCCTCTAGTACATCACCCATAGCCATTCTCATTTTAAAATCATAGCTAGGTGTTTCTTCTTGTGCCCCTGAGGCTTGCATCTGTAATTGACAAAGAGGTTTGCCAATATTACTCATTCGTAATCTAAAATCTGTTTTCTTTTCGTTGAATTGTTTATTTAAGGCTTGTTTGCAATTCTCTGCAAATTCGTTGATAATGTGAGGAGACATTTCTGTCTCCCCACGAGCCGCTCTTGAAAGGAACGAAACTATAGCGGCTTGTTTTGTATTCATCCTGTCAATGACTCGGGCAAATCATCATTCAGAACGTCATCCGAGGTTACAGTGACTGCATCTTGGTCTACCATTTTACCTTGCTTTCGTAAGGCATTATCGTATTCCTTCATCACTGCAGTGTTCTCGGCATTTATGTAGTCCATAAAGTAACCCAAGGTATCTTGGTCAGCTGGAGTGAAGTCGACGAGTTGAGGGCTATTGTCGAACTTACCTACATAATATACTAACCCACCATTCTTCTTCTTTTCCAAAGAAGCGTGGAGTTTGTAAAAGATAAAAGGTTTTTTCTGTGCAGATAGAGCGTCCATAGGAACAGATATGGGCATAAAATTACTACCCCTTGCTCTCCAAAGGATAGGAACCTCTACTGCGTCTTCTACCTTTGTACCCTTTTCATCGACTGCGTCGAGAAAAGTAGCTTTGCCAAACAACATACGAAAGCACTTAATATTTTTTTGTTGCATTGCTTTGTCTGCTGATAGGCTTTCTCTTTGACTAGCAGGAACTGAGCCACATCTGAAAGTGCCTAACATATCAGGTATTTCAGTTTGTGGATACAAGTTCTTTGCCATCACAGATTTGTTGACCATCTCATTCACCTCAGCATCATAATGTAGATACTGATATCTTTGAACAAAGACTTGAAAGTCAATCTCTTTTGCATACACTGTTTTATCAGGTAGCGACACAGACCAAGAACCTGCAGGTAACGAATTACCTTCATCATCTTCATGGTCTCTGTTTATCTTCAAGAAGAACATATTTCTAGCAGGGCTAGTTGCCTCTTCTTGACCGATTATTTTAGCGATATCTTCAAAATTTGTATTTGAATTTACAACTGGTAATGTTTCCATATTTACACTCCTTGTTGATATTGGAACTCAATTTATATTACATTCGGCAGAGTTAGTCAAGCGATATTCTTTCATGTTCAACCAATCTTTACCTATTTCTAAATCCACAGCCAAAGGAACTTTCCAAGTTACGTTATAAAGTTCCTCAAACTGCTTGTCTACTTTAGTCATAGCATCATATGTCATACGTGCTACAACTTCTTCTTCACCAGGGTATACATCTAAGACTATCGAGTCATGGACTGTATTAATAATCTTAGATGCAACTCTTTTATTGACAATCTCATTTTGCAAATGAATAAGTGCCAGTGGAACCACGCAACCACCTGCAAGACCTTGGACAGGATAATTCTTAATAGAAGGTGCTCCTGATGCATTTCCGTTGGCAAGTCGTCTAGTATCTGGAAAAGCAAATTGCTGACCAGTATCCAAGGTAACAACACCAGTCGATATAGCTTCAGTTTGTAAAGTCTCATGCCATTTTCCTAGCTTTGGGTACTTGTCAACAAAGGCTTTATAGTAAGCCGTCTCATTTGGGGTACCCGTAGTACCCCCGTATAAGGGCTTAAAGGTATGTGCCTTTGCTTCAGTACGTTCTTCTTTAGTAACTTCTGCCTCAGGCTTATCAAATATAATAGAAGCAGTATATTTGTGAACATCACTTCCTTTCATGATGTCATCAATCATAGTTTCATCGCCACAAAGTTGAGCAGCAATACGAAACTCTAACTGACTATAGTCGGCTTGTAGTATAGACCCATTATCAAACCTAGACACAACAACTGCCCTAACTGGGAATGTTGAACCTCGTGGTTGATTTTGAAAGTTCGGGTCTGATGAAGACAACCTAGTAGTCCTAGTAACACACTGATTAAACTTCGGATGCAACAAACCATTACTTCTTGTGTTGCGAGATATACCACCAACAAAGCTAGACAAATATACATCCACTGCATTTAGTCTTATGGTAGACCTAAGAAACTCTTGTGCTTTTAAGTTACCATTATGTTTAGCAATAGCTAATAGTCTAATTAAAGTGGTTTTATCAGTAGCAAACCCATTGGCGGACACATCTCCAATATCTCTTGGATTCATTGTGAGTCCACCAATTTTAGGGAGAGGCATATAGATAAACCCTGCACCAAAACACGCAGGACATTTAGTAGCTTTCTTCCATCTCTGTCCGTCCTTCCTTATCTTGAAGAACTCGCCTTTGCCATGACACTTGTGACAATGTTGTGCTTTTGTTCTGTGAACACGAGTGGTCATAGCTTTTACCATTGATGCAAATTGTGGCAGACTTAGTCTAGGTCTCAATAAAGGTTTGCCCTTTTCATTAAGACCTATGTTGAAAGCCTCTGCCCACTTCTTCTTATCAATGACTTTACGTGAGTAAATCAACTGACTTACTTGCTCGGGAGATGCAAAGTTTACATTTGTATCCCCCATAACTTCACGGCATATTTCTTCCATCTTAGCTTTTAATTCTTTCTGCTCTTTCTCATAGTCAAGTCGCACTTTGTCCAAGGTTGTGAAGTCAATCTTGATTCCGTTACGTTCAATGACTGTGAGTATAGGAAGAAAGTCATTCATCAACTTCAAATGCTTTCGCATCGGTGAGTTGTGTGAATTTCTAAATATATCTTCTTGTGCAAGATGTAATTGTTTTGTGGATTCTACATCAGCTATGCCATACTCTTGAACCACGTCCATCGGCATAGCATCAAAACCAATACCATCTTTTAAATAGTTGTGAGTCAAGTCAGACTTCTTCAGTGCAACTTTTCTACGCACACAAGAGTCATACAAACTCAGTCCCCACTTTTGACCTCGCATCAATATATATTCACCAATCATAGTGTCATATACTTTGCCATCATAAGTGAAGCCACTTTCCCAAAGCCACATCAAGTCAAACTTAATATTGTGACCAACAAGTAAAGTAGTTTTGTCTAATACATTTTGCACTAAGTTAAATGCTTCGCCCACAGCCATCTCAGTTGACATCTCATCCATGTCTTTGTGATAAAACCAATGTAACTGTGGCAGTTCATTATTGTGTGAATACTGAACTGTTACTAATTTATTGTTTGCATTAAATGGTGAAGGGTCTGTTCTCCTATTCTCATCCACCACAAATGTAGTTTCTACGTCTAAATACGTTGTTGTCATGCTGTATACCTACTCAAATCTGTATCCAAGTTGCAAATGATTTTGCCATGGAAGCCCGTTAATTTATTCTTTGATATAGTTAAGTATCGTTTCTTATCTGTGTTGTCAGTAATATCTGATTTACCGATGCCGATTATCAAGTCAGCTTCAGCGGCTTTACCAGTCTTACTGTTCTCCATCATAGCATAAGTAACATTTGTTTTGCCCTCAGCATCAGCACTAGCCTGACTAATACCAATACCAAACAGATTATGTCTCTTACATATCTCACGATACTTTGTGTAGATACTTCTCAGCTTTTCATCTGTCCTTGCAAAAGTGCCCATGACATCTAACTTGTCTAACTGGTCAACAATCAACACATCAGGCTTTTTGTTTTCACAATATTTATTTAGCCATTCTATTGATGCATCTACATTGTCAATCATAGTTATGTTGTGAGCAATCTCTGTGAACTTATCTTTTGCTTGTGAACGATTCTTATATATATCGTCTTCACTGTATCCAGTGTATGCACTAACTGCACGAAGCATAGTTCTACGTGCAGGTTCTTCATTGGTTATTATGTGAACATCAGCTCCTTGTGAACAGAAGCCGTTTGGGGATGCTACAAGTGATACGTAAAAGGCAGTCTTACCAATCTCAGGTCTAGCAAAAGAAATCATAAACTCTCCTGCCTTACCACCTCTGACCACTCTATTAAGACTAGGCACATTGAACTCCCAACAGTTCTCACTCTGTGCATATTCTAATAAGGTATCTAAGTCTGTTGTGATTGGTGTGACGTCATCATCAGGCACAAAGCCTTGCTCTGATTTATCTATGAGTGCCCTCACGTCGTGAATCTTCTCAGGTGAGCCTTCCATAATCGCTAGACCCATGTCTGCAATATTACGTCCTATCTCCTGTTGCCACATCTTTTCTAATACATCTGTAGCTACGTCAGTTCCTATGGGTGGTAGATGTTCAATGTCAGACAACACCTCAGCTACTGCTTCTCGTTTTGCACGAGTGGCAGTGGGGTTACTGACTCTGTATATCTCCCTAATCTCTTGTGAAGATAAGTCCCTTTCGTAACTCTCGTGTCCATTGACAATGGTGTCATACAAGTCTGTCAACTCGTTCGGAAACATTGAACGCATGACACGAGTTTTGTTTGCATCAAAAAAATCTTTGTGCATTAGGAGTTTAATTAGTTGCTGTTCCATACTAATCTCTTAATCTCCTCTTTGTTGAAATATTTTAAGTCGTCCTTTAGTCTTACTACATTACAGGATACAAAGTACGCTAAATACTTTTGTATGTCAAGTGACTTGCGAGTAGCATCAGCATCCAAACAAATGTATACGTGCTTATACTTTCGCAGTGGTGTGAGGTCGGCATCTTTTAAGTTAGTGCCTAAAAGTGCCACACCAGTGGACACTTGTGAAACTGCACAAGCACTTGCTGCATCTTCTACAAGTATAGCAGTGTCGTGGTCACCACAAGTGAATAGCTTTGATGAGTTGCCATATCTGTACCATTTAGGTAAAACTCTGTTACTGAAACTTCTGCCTATGGCATCATAAACTTGTGAATCGTCCTGGACTACAAACACAGTTCGATTTTGTTTTGGGTCATACATAATTTTTGCAAGTCTGTCGTGCAGAGCGTGCAGACAGTTGTTGCGTTCTAAATATTGCATGGATTGTGAATGGTTGTGAACTGGCACGAAGTGCTCAGCGAGATGATAGATAGAATGATAGTTTTGCGAGCTGACCAAACTTCTGATATCATCTTTGGTTCTAGTCACACCTTTAGCACCTTTAATGCGACAAGAAGCCTTATAACAATTCCAAAGGAGTTTGCCATACTCTTTTGTAATCGTAAATGTATTTCTGCCACCACACTCAGGGCAGTTGAGTCTGCTAGACGTATTGTCCAACGGCTCATGTTGTTTTATAAAATCTTGAATATTCATTTGTGTTCCTCTCTAGGTGTTCCCCTCGGCAAGTTTCTCGCTTTTATCACAGCTTTTAAATTTCGTCAACCCCCCAAAATAAAAAACCCCCCTACCGATAAAAACCGATAGGGGGGCAGGGGAAGGAAGTATTAGTATTCCCAGTAGCCTGAGTGATAAGGTGAACCTAATCCATAGGAGTCAAGTTCAACTCTCTTAGTTGTTTCTTTCTCAGCCTCAACAATCAACTCAGCTATCTGTTGCATAGTAAGATTGTCTTTGACGATAGTGTACTTAACAAAGTCTGCTTTCTGTTTGTCACTCATATGCTCAGGCAGACCTTCTTCAGGGTCATAGCCATAGAACTTAGCATCAAGCAGATGATTGCACTTGTCTATTGTAGACTGGTTCATTCGCTCTGAAGACGAGAAAGAGCTCCCTGCTGAAACCAAAGACCTCGTACTCTTGTTCGAGGAATGTGCTTTGAAAAACGAGCCTTGCCTCGCCCCATAGTAACTCGAACGACGAAAGGGGGACACCTCCTCTTTGGGGTCTCTGACCACTGGTAAGTCGTCCCACGTTATCTTCAACAAAGCAGGTATCAGAACATCTCTGAACCATATTAAGTCAAAGTGCTCACGACTTGAATGTTGATTCTTGTAACTGACAGAGACATTGGTACACTCAGCTATTAGCTTGGTGTAGTTTGCAGAGTCAGTAAATGAACCACCATTGTTCGGAGCCATTTGTTGTTTAGGTGGCAACAAAGGATTTAGCTTTGCAGCTAGACTATTTGCAAAAGCATCTGAACAACAGCGACCACCAGCTTGATGAGTGATGATGTGTCCATACTCATATCTGTCGAAAGCAATACAATAGTTCATGCCTTTGACAACCTCAGGTGTCTGTTCAGATATGTGGCTCGAGCCGATACCACCACACTCTTCGCCAGTATGGAATACATACAAACCATCTGTGCCATTCATGATTAGTCTGCACATGATGTAGCAACCAAGTTTGTCGTCTGCACCGAGTACACTTGATACTGGCTTGACTGATGTCCTCGTGGTAACAGTTACATCTGTCTGTATCCAATCATCAAAGTCATTATCTGAGCCATAGACTGCTTTGGTTTTGCCTTTACCCATAAGAATGTAGTTTTGAAACTTGAAACCTTTTTCTTCAGCCAAGTCACCGATTTCATTCTTGGTCATGACTTTGTTTTTGTGTACATACTCATGCACATCTTTATCATATGAGGCATACACATAACCTTCATCAGTGATACGTAAGTCAGTCTTGTCTACTGGCACTCTGCTTTGCACAGTGTCCATGTGCGAACTAAACATAACTTTAGATTTCTTATAGTCCCCTACTTTTACAATAAGATTACCTTTGACATCAATGTGTGCTTTGTAACCTTTCTTTTTCTTAGTGCCTTTGGCAAGTGCTTCGAGTATGATATCACTTATCAGTTTCTCTTTGCCATGAGGCGATACTGTTGTTAGTAAATCATAGAGCAGATTATCCATCTGTTTACCACGAGTTACTTTGGTCATTGTTGCGACCTCAGGTTCTTGAAGCTTTGTGCTCCAGTCATAGTTATATAAAGACATTATAAAGTCTCCTTCTTTGGTTGGTTAAGTGTTATTGTTACGCCTTCAGCAGGTAGAGCATGAGAAAGAACTCGTGTCTTACTGCTTTTGTCCAAGTCCATGAAATCAAAGTATTGATTCGTAAACGAGAACTCTACTGCTTCACTTGAGTGTCCGTTAGAGCTGTCTATCTTGACAAACTTGCTCCTATTCTCAAGCACAGCTTTTGTCAGACCATTGTCTCTGTAAATACTTAGACGTTTATGTTCGCCATATATCTTAAGAAACACCATGCCAACACCACCACCTGGCAGTACCTCAGCATAGTTGCCTGACCTTCTTGTGTAAGCCTCAGGGTAGCAAACTTGATGTCGCTGTCTACCACTACTGCTTACGATTCTTTTACCAGTGATGGGGTGTACCATCTCATGATAATGTAGAACACTTGTAGTCCTAAAGCCCCAGCCTTGTTGAGTTGCCCACACACTTCGCATGACGGGAAACTCTACGTCAGCCCAAGGATGCCAGTAAACAAACACACCCTCACGAGATTCGATAGCTGCGTTTAAATTACTGAATATGGTTGGCTCCCAAAGACAATCCATATTTACTTTAGGGTCAAAAGCATATTGTCGCCACTCACAGTTGTCACTGGTCTGCCACCTCACGTAGTTGGCATCTGATGCACAATCAGAGGAGCAGAATATTGCACCATCAGGGGCTCGTATTGGAGAGTCCTCATCATAAACTTCAGTATCACAATAATGACAACTCCTTTGACTGCCATACTCATACACATGACCACCATTAGTAGTTGCTAGGTTAGGACTAGCCCAGCCTCTGCCCTCAGGTTTATCATTACTAGAAGTAAGCAAACATTTGTTGACTCCGTCTTTTACTCGTATCCACATAAAATTTGCAGGCATAAAGTCAAAGTACGGAATCGGACAAGAGTCCTTGCTGTTGTACTTACTAAGTGGTATGTCAAACTCTACATCTTTACCTCCACGAAGTTGTCGAAGTAAAGTATTTTCCTCAGCACGTTCAATGCCTAAGTCTTTCAACTCTTGTTGAAGTTTACGTCTGTAAAGTTCACGACTCGAGTATATTCTCGTGTAATACCATTTCTTATCAGTTTCATTAAAATAAGCAATGGTACGAGCAAGAACTGTATCGGCACGTTTAACATAGAAGCCCGTAGTTTTAGGACAATAATGATACCAGTCAACTGGTTCATGTGGTCTAGTAACATAAAACCCATGAGTGCTATCCATGCAAGAGCCAGGAGTGTCAGGACTATTCTTGACATACATATCTCGCATATCTTGCAAAGTTTTAGTTTCACAAAACTCCATGGGTTTGTATGTGTCCATTATCTTCTGTGCAAGATTGTCAATAGTTTTAGGCTCAATAGGCAACTCATTAATCAACACATATCTAGCTAGTATGCGAGTCAAAGACATCCAGCGTCTGCTGTTCAAACGTCTGCGACCTCGTGCAAAAGGCAACCATGACTGACTTCTATGTTCACACTTCAAGTCTATCTCAAGCTGACTAGCAAACCCAATCGTATGCTTTGGAGTCCAAGGGTTCTCACTAGCCATGTTTGTCTGACTGACATTGCTCGAACTGCTGTATCTATGATTATGTTGAATTGGATACGACAGTGCCAAGTTTACAAAAGCAAGACAGTTCAACGAGTCTTCATCTTTTGAATATCGTTTCGCTTCTTCGTGTGCCCACATGACAGGATGAGTAATCCTGATGTTTACAGGATGCCACGAGTTGAGACGATTCATTCCTCGCCACGCACTTTCGATTTCTTTTACAAAATCTTGTGTGGGCTTTGCAAGGATACGAATCTTACGAGCAGCAGATACCACAAGAGGGTGAACATCCATAGATACTTTTGAAAAGTAATTGCTGTTCAGTTTATTGTCCTTAGCAAATTTAAGAAGAAAGTTATTCATTTGATTTGCTATCTCATTCATATGCTTAGGAGTTGATATCATTGTCCCACGGCTAGTATGGTTCTTAAGTGAGTAAGGCATCATTCACCTCCTTCATAAATGTTAACACCAACAGTGCCACGTATGGCTGACATTGTGCTCTCATGCATACTGCTCAAGGCACACCACTTAGTTTTGTCAATCGAGAAGTTCTTAGTGAGTTTCAAGAGTAACCTATTCTCAGAGATAGGATAATGTGAGCTGTTCCTAGCAGATGTCTCGCCAAGCACAAGATAAATGTGAGGGTAATCTTGTTCATCAAAATCATTTTTGAATGACACAGCAGTGTGAGCATTCTTGATTGATGACAAAGGAACAACCTCAGGCACTTTCTGTAAAGTCACAGTGAAGTTGTAGTAACCTACAATCTCAACCTCGTTACTCATACGTGGACTTGTGTCTGGCGTTGAAGTGAATGTCATTGGCGTTGACGTGGTGCTTGACTTGGCATGTTTATCAAACTTGAGTGAATACATAATTGAGTCAAACTTATCTAAGTGGGCATACATATAGCCCTCAGAGTTGGCAGTTGATTTGTATTTAAATACATGACCAACTGGCACATCTCTACGTGGGATTATTCTACCCAGTGTGACTGGAGTCACATCTATACTACATCCATGAAACATAGCGATTCCTTTCTATTGCTACTACTTCTGTGAAGTTTCTGTTGAAGTTCATGTCCTTGATACGCTGAAGAGCAAAAGAGGTATAGGCTAAACCAGCCTCTTGTCTTTCACTTGGAGCGTAACCAAGAGAGGGTTGCCACTCTTTGGCTAGATTATTGATGATATAAGTCTGATGTTTACTCATGGCATCAATATCTTCACCAGTGGCTAGTTTAAGTTCATACTTGTGACAACTGAGCATCAAGTCTTTAGTGACTCGATGATATCCGTCAGCGTGTGCAAAAGTATGAACAATATACTTTCTGTTGGGCGAGTCGTAGCCAACGACTTTGCCCAAGAACTTGATGTAGTCGGTACGAGTTTTGTAGTCGACTACAACAATGTCTTCATCTCTAAAAGCTCTAGGCATTGCTTTCCCCTTTCTGTTATTTTTGATTTTATTAATATTAACAAATTGCACATGGTTGTGCAAACGAGTGTGAATTAGATGTCTTCAATCTTACCAGGAGTCATTCTCTTTGTGGTATAATTGTAGTACATCATTTCGCCATCATACTGTTCTTTCCACTCTTTTGTGGATTTAATAAGTCGTGGCTTGGTGTCCATAATATCTTTGATATATGTGTCACCATATTCCCAGCTATCGTAAGTATAAGGGGACTTGACTGCACAATGCCAACGGGCATGGGGGTTCTTGTCCTCATTATCTTTTACTTGGTACGTCTTGAGCACTCGCCACTCAAAATACATACCATTGGGATTATCTGTTCTGTAAGTTGCATATGCACCCTCAGGACTGGTAGTTTTACCAAATAGATTTTTATTTGCCATTTAAAGCCTCCGATAAATTAAAGTCAAAGTTCTTAGGATTACAAGTCGCATCATATATTTGCTTCTTGTTAGTCACTGGTTGATATGCCCCCTTATGGGTAGGTACAAGCGAGTAAACAGCTTTAATACCAGAATCCATAAGAGAAGCACAATCAACGCAGTAATCAGTGAAGAATTTTGCCACAGTCTTTCTTTTGATTGGGACATTATCCCCACATTGTTTACATTCATAAAACATACGTTCCTTCCTTATTTTATGTAAATTTTGATTATTCTTTATATTAACAAAAAACCCCACCTTGTGCAAACAAGGTAGGGCTGGAGGTATTGGTTGTGAATAAGACTAAGGTTGCAGTTGGTCTCTACTAACAGAATTACCTACGACTCTTTCAAACTCTGTGACTTTATACTTTGCGATTGCGTGCATAAATCTGTCAGAATCAAATCTAGGATTATCTGCTTTGAAGTAGGTAGTTAGCAACTTAACGTCTTCAAAAGATATGTTGGAGTTGCCAATTATCCTGGCAATCTCCTCGTAGTGTTTTCGTGTGAACTTAGACATATGAATCACCTAACACGAATGATTCAACGTCATCAGGCACACCATATTTACTGGCAACCTCTCTGTAGTTGTCAGCTTGTTTCTGAGCTTTTTCCAAGAAGTCGGTGGCTTCATGATGTGAATTAACAACGACAATAGGTATGCCGTTGAAAGTGTCAGGCAATTTGCCATCACCATGAACGTAGCGTTTCTTTGCCCAAATGACATATTTGCCATCATAAGCACGTTTACGAATATCGAACTTATTAGTATCAAAAGTACCCATTCTATTTCCTTTTCTGTTTTTTGATATCCCACCTATAAAATATGTGGTCATCAATTCTTGTTATATAGGTTTTAGTTTCTGCCCAACTAGGCTGGACATAGTGAGCATGGTAGTGAGTCGCCCCTTGAACGACATCATCAATGTTACCATAGTAAACACCATTCGCCACTCGTAATGCAACCTCCCATGCTTTCTTTTGTCTGGCTTTATCACTCTTGCCATCACAATACCAACTGAATTGGCATTGATTCCTTATAGGTATATTAGGATTTGATTTA